CCGGCGTGGTGACACGCGAGGTCAGCCCGAAGAACTCTTCCTTCTTCAGGGTGCCCTTGATGTAGCCTCGCGCCCGCGCCGAGTCGAACGTCAGACCGGTCGTGACGATGTTCTTGATGCGGGTGAACGGGCTGTGCCGCGTGCCACTGAGCACGGAGCGCACCCACTCCATCCGCCGCATGTCGAGCTGCGGCGTGTTGTCGACGTTCTTGGCGTCCGGGAACAGCGTGTCGATGTCGTTGATCCCGTGCTGCAGGGCGTAGTGCTCGACGGCCTCCTTGAGGGAGCCCCGGCGGGATGCGTCCTGCACGATGCCCTTGATGGCGTCGTGGCTGAGGACGTGCCGCTCCGGCTTCTCGTCGGTGGACTTCTCGCGCTCCGCCTCGAAAGCGTTGCGGCTCATGTGACGGATCTCCTTCTCATCGTCGTTGTCGGTGGCGGTCTGCTTGGCCTCTCCGCCGGAGTCCCCCTCCTGCTTGCCCTCGAGGGCGGCCCCCACCATGTAGTGGACGACCTCCTTCTGCTCGGGCGTCATGGAGTCGTAGACGTCCTGCACGGTCTTCTCGTCGTTGCCCTTGGAACTGCTGGACGACGACTTGTCCTCGTGCTCCAGCTCGAGGCCGGTGTAGATGATCGCCTCGTCGTCGAGAACGATCTGCTCGTCACCGTGCTGGAGGGTGATGTTGTCGATGAACGCGCCAGGATTGGCGCCCGCCAGAACCAGCGAAACCTCGCGGATGACGCCGTGCATGACGGACGACGCCTTCTCGAGAAGCTGGTTGGCGTAGATGGAGAGCGACTTGACGTCATCGTGAGAGATGAGCTGCTTCGCCGTCCCGGCCTTCTCGGTGTCGTTGAAGAAACCGTAGCCGTACACGCCGTCATCCCGATGCTCGAGCTCGAAGTGACCGAGCACGTTCTCGGGATCGTCGTGCTGGTGCTGCCAGACCATCGGAACCTGCATCCCGTCCTGATGCTTGAAGGCATCGGGCGTGATGGTCCGACCGTCGGAGCACTTGATTCCGAACTTCGTGACGTAGCCACTGAAGTCGGCCTTCGTCTTCACTGCCATTTTGACAGTCCTTTCGTGGTCTCTACTTCGTGGCTTACGCCAGCGCCTTCTGCTTCGCCTTAGCGGTCGCCAGCTCCTTCTCCGCTGCGGCCACCTGCTTCTTCAGGCTTTCGACCTTGGAGTCGCCGCTTGACTTGGTCTTGTCAGATCCTCCTCCAGCCTAAGCGGCTGCTCGCTTGGCCTTGGTCTTGAGTTCCTGCTTGTGCTCTTGCCTGTACTTCTTAGCCTCACGAGCCTTCTCGTGCTTATCGGCAGCGGTGGGCTTCTTGTCGGCCGACTTCTTGGCCTCAGCCATCGCTTCCTTGAGCTTCTTGTTCAGCTCGGTGACCTTCTGCTGGGCTGCCTGCACCCTCTGAGCAGCATAAGCCCGAAGCTCAGCCTTCTGCTGTGGACTGAGCTGCTCGATCTGGGTGTGCTTCGGGACGATCTTGGGTGCTGTCTTCGTCGTTCCCACTCTTGCTGTCGCGAGAGGCTGAGAAGCACCCTTCTTCCGACCCTTCAGCTTCCTCGTCCGGAGATAGTACTCGTGAGCCTTCTTCGGATCGTAGGGAGCCGAGGCGTGCATGAGGATCTCACCATTAGGGAGTCTCACCAGGCACCTCCAGACTGTTGAAGATGTCCTCGGTACTCATGTTGGCAACATCAGGAACATCCTCAGCCGGAGGAACGCCGGTATCCCCCTGTGGCATGTTGGAGTTGACGAGCTGATCAGCCTTTGGCTCCGAAGAAGGCTTGTACCCGACGATCTGACGAACCTCGTTAGAGGTCAGGATCTCGTTGCGAGTGAACTTGTCAGCGATGTCAGCCATACCACCCTCACCACTGATCGGAACAAGCTTGAAGTAGTCACGGAAGTACATGATCCTATGCTTCTGCGAACGAGCGGTCTTGGTGAGGAAGGTTCGGTACATCGCTTCGGTGATCGCATCCAGAATCGGCTCGATCGTACGATCCCAGTAGTTGAGCATCGTCTTCTCGTCAGCCGTTCCGTTCATGACCTCGGGTGTCAGACCCAACTGCACGTACAGAAGCTCGGTGAGCGACTGGACTTGCGTGAGAAGGTTGTTCTCAGCCGGGCGATTCAGCTGAGTGATCTTCTCGGAACCATCCGTGTAAGCGATTCCGTACTGACTACCCTTGAGCTGGAACTCGATGTCCTGACGACGCTGCTCTGCCTGCTGTCGACGAGCCTCGGACTTGATCACATAGGGAAGCTGAATGATGAGGTCGAGCTTTCCGGACGAAGTAAGCTCATCCTGCGTGTCAAGAAGGTTCAGCTTGCGCACGAGACGCTGAAGAGTCGAGTTCATCTCGTTCATCACCGAGTACAGAGGGTTCTCGATGATGGCCGTGGTCTGCTTGGGGACCGTGATGTCCTCTCTCTTACCAGTCTTCTCGTTGAAGACATTGACTCGCACGTGATACGGATACCACGTGGTGATCTTGCCGATTCTCAATGTCTTGATGTCGAATCCACCCGAAGTCTCCGGGCTGATCGTCGTGTCGATCGGCACGATGGCACAGACGCCCTCTTCGAAAAGCGTCATGGCGATGTCCTGACGGAACATTCGAGCAGCCTGGTCAACATTTGCCTCGACGGTGAGACAGTTGTTGAGTCCACTGTCGACTGTTTCCAGGTATCGCTCCTCGTCATCCACCTTGACATGCTGGATCTTGACCGAGGAGACGTCGATTCCGAGACGGTTGTAGATCGAGGAGATGATCGATCGCTCGTTCGACACAAATATGACAGGACGATCGGGACGACGCCCTGAGTTTGCGCCGTAATACTCCGTGAACGGTGTGTTCTGCCTACGCTGTTCTGCGCCACTGAACGCATTCCAAGCGTGCTTCAACCTCTGCCCGAATGTTGCCATCGCCTCACCTCCTTTCTATTCGAACGCGTCCTTGTTGGCCTTGAACGCCACGTAAGCATCAAGAAGCGCCGCGACATTATCGATCTTCTCCTCCTGTCGCTTCTTCAAGAGCTTACGATTCCCGTTCGTATCTTCGAGAGTAATGGCGTTACCCATTGCCCAAGACATGAGCATCTCATCGAAGATAAGTGCGCGATCTTCACTCATCTTCTTGAGTTCGCCAAGTGGAACCGACTCTGTCTTGGCTCCCTGGATCACTTTCTCGATTCCGTAAGGTCCGTTCTCCGACTCCCACCGCTCTACAAACGGTTTAGCGTTGTACGGATCGAACCCAAGAGTCCGAACGTCATACTCAGACTTGAGGATGTAGTCATCCAGGTCTTCGTACACTTGTCCTTCGATGTCGAGAACTGTTCCCGGCATGACGTGCAGCGTTCCTTCCTTGATGAACTCGTCGTACTTGAAACGAGCAGCACCAGGAAGCAGCATCAGGGTTCGTTCCGTGATGTAGCTCCGAACCTTGATACCAAACTTCTCATGGCTGAGCGGGAACAAGAAAGTGAAAGCGCAGAAGTCGTCTCCCTGTGAGAGGTCAGCCCCAAGAGAACATGGCATTCCCCAGAACTCCTTCTTATGATGAAGAATGGTCTCTTCATACGTGAAGAAGTATGTGTAGCCCTCCATAGGAATGCCGAACCGCTTCGCCAGAATGTCATTTCGGCTAGCAGGTGCTTTCTCGGCCCGTTCCACGTCAAGGTGATACGTCTCGTAGGAAACAGTGAGTCCAAGGTTTGGATTTGCTTTGAGCCACGTAGAGGGATCACCCACCTCCTCGATCTCATCAAGCTTGTAATGCCAGATGGAAACGTGCGGCGCTTGGTACTCACCTTTGAGGATGTCTGCAAGTTCCATTTTGATGGTGTCGCCCGAACCGTTACGGACGGTCCCCTCGGAACTCGTGGCGATGATGAGATAGTCGTCCAACTTGGACGCACCCTGCTCAACGGCGCCAACAACATCCTCCCGAATGTCACCCGACAGCCACTCATCGATCGTAGAGATCTTTGGGCGAAGACCCTGCAGCTTGTTGATGGCCATAGGGCGGATTTCAAGAAGAGAACCTGTCAGGAAGTTCTCGATTCCCTTCTTGGTGGCTGCCAGCTTTACACGTAGAGCACGTGAACCGGTGGTGTTCTGAAGAGATCCCTCGGTAAGGAACTTGAAGAGTGGTCCACGCGCGCGCGTGATAGAGGTACGAATCGGACTGACGACCTCGTCGGCCTGCTTCATCGTGGGTGCCGTTGTGATTTGGTGAGTGGTCGATGTATCAACATTCAGAAAGTAATTCTGAATGCAGGATGCGTACATCGACTTCGCCGCCCCTCGAGCAACGATGAGATACTGCTTCGTGGTTAGTCGCTTCTTCACGACCTTGTTCACGTAGCGGCCGCCGTGGCCGTCCTTTGAAGGCTCATACACACTTCGCTCGATGAAGTAGTACCAGCCAAAGATCTGCTCTGCCCAGAGCTTGAACGAGAACAACAGATGGAGATCACGGCCATCTGTCAAAGTAAGCTCGTTCTCGCAGTAGAGGATGAACCCGTCTACAGCTTTGTTATCGTAGTAGATGTTCGGATTCGCGATGAGCGTATCGATCCGGTTCATCTCCATGGAGATTTCCCGGTTCACTGGGATGTCACCGCGAACGACAGCATCACGGAACTCACCGTAGTACCGCGGTGTCGCAGTGTTCGATAGCACTCTTCACCTCCTAGATGGCACCGAGAGCGGCCTTGACTCCGGCATTGACAGCCTGATCAGCAAGCTTGTCGAGATGTCGCTGACCTTGGCGGCTCAGTGTTCTCTTGACAAACTTCACTCCCGCGTTCTCACGCTTCGTCTTGGCTTGCACCTCCACGAAGTTCTTCTCGAGGTTCATGCGCGTCACTGCCGCCTGAATTTCCTCGTTCGAAAGAGAGTGAAGCCCGCTCTTCTTCGCTTGCTGCTTGGTTGCAGCGGTGCGAAGCGCTTCTTCGACAGCAGGATGACCTTCGCCGCCCTTAGTCTTGAGCTTCTTCTTGTCGACAGAAACCACCACCGGGTTTGGACCGCTGGGATTCTTCCGACGGACTCCCCATCGCATGCCCTTGATCCCGTGATGAGCAAGAGCAGTACCGATCTCGGCCGCATAAGCCAGAGCCATGGGCGAATCCATGTCAGAAGGCCTCGGACTCTCGGTCAGAGTGAATTCCGGACCTTCGTAGTCGCCATACCAAACAGCGACCTTGTCGAACTGCACGTACAGCTGCCCCATCGGATCCCAGTCATCCGCATTCGCTGGGGAATCCGGGTAACCAAGGGTCAGATGAGGCTTCCACTTCGCGTGCTGTGGGATGGCGTTGTATGCCATCGAGATTTCCTGGTTGTACTTCAGCTGTTCGCGAAAATCGACCAGCTTCCAGGGAATGTCGTCGGTGAAGAAGAGAACATCTGCGTCCTCTTCCCCGAGGAAGCCCCGATGGTCGACGAGAAGGTTGAATGGATCCAGATTACGCGAGTAATCCTTGACCGTATCGACGATCTTCGTGACGTTCGGGTTGGAGAGAGCATCCCCAAGGAAGAGGAGCGTCAGATGAGGCTTCTTCTCGCTCGAGACCTTCCAGACGTCGTCGCCATCGGCCGGAATGGCTGCGATGACCAGGTTTGACGCCACTAAACCACCCCTTCCGTTGCCGAGATCCAATAGGCCTCCTCACGGAGTGCGCTGATACGCCACTCGTACTCCGTAAGCTGTTCCCTCATCGAAGCGAGAGCGAATGAGGTCGAGGGTGGATCGAACAGGAGTCGAACCCTCAGGTACACGTACGTCTTGCAGGCGTTGACGATGGAGACATCGCCGTCGATGAAGTCCTCCCACGTCTTGGTGTCGTCCTCGATGGCGAAACCAGTGACAGGACCCACGCCTAGTTGATAGAGGGTGGAGAAGGCCGTGTTGATGTGGGTGATGACGTCCAGATCGAACGTCGTATCCTCAGCCGTCAGGCCAAGGATCTTCTTGGTACTCGTGAGAATACTCGTTTCCATACTCCACCCCCTTTCAGAGGTCTAGAGCGCGCCTGCCAGCGCCAA